CCAAACTTTGTAAAGCCATTGATACGTCTGTAACCACCCTTGGTAGAAACTTCAAAGTTTTTTAACTCAGTTGCTACACCGGGAGTTTTAAGCAAGTCAATAGCATTTGATGAAGTTACTAGACCTCCAGCACATGCTACTGTATAAGGTTGACTTCTACTCATTTATTTTACTTTCTAGTTCTTCTACTTTTGCTGATAGTTCTTGGATTGAGTTAATAAGAATCGGTATAAGTTTTGTATAATCTAAAGAATAGTCTGATTGTTTTTCATCATCTTTAGGTTCGTGTTGTAACAACCAAGTGCTATTTTTTTCTACTCCTACTTCTGTTAAAGATTCTTCTAAGTCTTGTGCTATAAGCCCATACATTTTAGGACAATCTTCTGAATCAATTTTGTAGTTGTATTGACTAGGTTTTAACTTAGTAACTAAATTTAAACCTAAATCTAAATCAGATATATCTCTTTTAAAGTTTTTATCAGAAGGTAGTGAATGTGTATTTGTACTTATTGTACCAACACTAGAGCCATTTAAATAAAATCCAAGAATAACTCCGTTTGATGTTGTTCTATTTAAATCCATTACATTATCGCCACTAACAGTGCATAAAGTCCTGCCTGTAGAACCTTGCATATGTATTCCAGCAGTACTTAATGTAGTAACTGTTTTACCTACAAGAAAATCACCACCAGAAGTAAGTCTCATTCTTTCTGAACCATTACTGTAAAAGTTCATGTAAGTAGATGTATAAAGTCTCATTTCGTCAACAGAGTGACCATACATAATATATCCTCTGTAGGCTTCACTACCTGAAGTTCCGTCAGCAAACATCAAATATCCATTATTATCTGTTGCGTTTTTAATTGTGATGCCACCTTCTCCTTCTTCTGCATTTACTACCAGTTGCTCGGAGTAATAATCAGAAGGGTTTGTAATACCTATCCCAACATTTCCAGAAGAGTCAATAGTTAATCTATCAGCACTATTAGTACCAAATACCATTGAATTATTACTGTGGTTATATTGCATTTTCCCTGCGTAAGTACCTGCTGCTGTTCCAGTAGCATCAGAAAAATAAAAAGTACCATAACTTGACGTACCGCTTCGTATAGTCATTCCAGCATTACCACCACCACCATCAACATCGGCAACAGTTAAGCTATCACCATAATCAGGATAACCTGCATCGGTTGTACCAATCATAACTTGCTCACTACTACTAATAGTAATAGCCGTTGCATCAGAGCTATCAGAAACTCCTGTATCTAATAAACCTCTTGAAATTTTTGTTAGTGCCATTAGTCAGCCTCCTCTATTGTTAGTTCTCCAGCTTCTACTTGTCGCATGATTTCATCGTAGTGTCTGTTGCCTTCTGCTAAAGGCACAAACATTTCTTCATCATCTATAGTAGCTTTTATTGTATCTACTTGACCTGTAACTAAATCTTTTAAGTATTTTGCTGCTGTAATGTTCATTTCATTCATATTCATAATTATAACTCTGAATCTAATTTTATTATTGCATCTACGCCCATGTACAAGCCAACTGCATCATTAGCAGCTACAGAACTACTTGCAAGGGCAAAAGTAAGTCTTATTAATCTTGCATTTGAACTAGGTGCATCTGTTGCAATAGTCATAGAATTTACAGTTACAAAAGCTGTTTTATAAATTCCTATTTCATTTGTAGCACTTTGTAAATTACCAAAATTACCACCATAAGTTCCTGTTGGATTTATTCTCATTTCTACGTCTAATGGCATTGTTGTACCACAAGTGTTAGTTGCCCAACACCAACAAGGATGCCCATATATAGAAGAAAGTTGTTGATAATATCTTTTACACAAGTTTAACTCTTCTCCTAAACTTCTATGTTCAAAAGATGTAGCTGTATCTCCTACTTCTAATTGAACTTGAGTTATTTCTATTGTATTACTACTGGTAAATTCTCCACCCCCTCCTATTGTAAGTTGAAAATAACTACCTGCGTTAATTGTTTTTCCCGATACAGAAGGAACTGTAAATGTACTAGTAACTTTTGTCCAAGATGTAGTAACATTAAAATTTGTTGCCACTGTAGTGCTTTCAGCAGAAGAACCTCCTGACCCATAATATCTTGTATGTTGAATACCAAAAGTTTGTGCTGCTGAACCTTTTATCCAAAATGAAAGAGTAACTTCTTTTCCACCTAAAACAGTTACATCTTCTATTCTTTGACTTAAAGTAAAAGTTGCACTTGTAGGCACAAGTCTTATATAATTTTTAGGAAAATTAGGCACATCAGTTTGTCCAACAGTAAAAGTTTGTTGACTTACTGCTACATTTGCAGAAGAATAAGTTCGCCATCTATCAATAGAATAAAAACCTGTACTGCCTGTAGTATCTCCTCTTTGATTAATACGCATGTCACCATTAATGATAAGATTCCTACGACCAATAACTTGGTCTCCTACAACTGATGCATCTACTTTTGTTACCATATTACTCTCCTAAAGTATTTTGAGCATCTATCATTTCTTGATAAGCTGTTTTGACTTCATCAGTCCATACAGCATTACAGATAGCTTGAACTTTTGCATCTTCACCAGATACGTCAGTGTCTTCCCAAGTATCACCATTTTTAACACTTGGTACTACGACGTGCCTATGAAAAGAACGAGTAAGTTCATTACCATCTTCTTTTATTACTGTAGCAGTTCTAACTTGTACTTGACCCATTTCAAGCACTTCAATTTTATCTACTACTGTTTCCTTTATTATTGCCATTTTTTACCTCTTAAAATTTATGATTCTGCCATGTAAACTAAATCGCCATAAAGCCTTACAAAACCCCCAACAACTTCTGTACCTGCAAGATTTCCTAGTGGAATATCTCTGTTAGTACACAAAAACAATCTATTAGTGTTACTTGAAAGATAACCTGACTTAATGTTGCCTATACCTGCGTAATACATAGGATAAAATCCAGTAGCATTAAAATCACTTGTTGAAGAATTTGCAGAAGTAAATGGCATTTGTATGTAATTGTTACTACTGCTTAAAGTTGTAGAAGACACCCCATTTTGATATATCTGTATTGTTACAAAAACAAAACGACCTATTTTTATGTATTTTCCATTACCTGTTGCAGACACTAAAACAGCATCATTTCCTGCATTTCTTATATGAGCATCAAAAGTACCTTCTTCATAATCATCTAAGGCATTTGCTGCTGCTGAATCACTTCCAAATTTAAGACCATCAGAATCTAATCTGATTACTGTAGCACCATTAGCACCAATGAACATAGCATCACTTACATGACTATATTGAAGAAAACCTCTATATGCTTCAACGCCAGAAGTTCCATCTGCCATAGCTATAGTGCCATTTGAGTTAGTTGCACTTACTATAGTGAGTCCAGAATTAGCACCGCTTGGTGCTGAGATTGCTAAAGGAGTACCAAAATTATAGTTTGCTGGTGTTGCTACACCAATTCCTACTTTTTCATTAGAATCTATAGTAATAGCTGTTGCATCACTACTGTCAGCTATTCCGGGAGTGCTTGATAATTCTACAGGTATTTTAGTTGTCATTTATATCTCCTAATAATAAAGTCTGTCATCTACCATAGTTCTTGGGGTAGGATTAATTAAACTTGACTTCATGTGTTTTAATGATTTTTTATAATCTTCTAAAGCAAATGCAGCTTGTTGTGGACTTTCTTTAAATTGCCACACATAGTATCTAACTCTAGCTGTAATTACATTACTGTATTGTTCTGGAAAAACTATTTCGTCACCAAAAGCACTTAATGCTGTTGGTCTATTAAATGCATAAAAGTGTACATTATAAACTTTGTCCGGTATTGGACTTAACCCAAACTTTCTACTGTCTGGGGATTTAAATACATATTTAGGCTCACCATGAGCTTGAGTATTTGCATCATCTGCATTTTCTGGGTCTCTTAAAAATCTTCGCCACTCTTCAAGGTTAATATGTTTTAACCCATTAGAAACAAATGGAGCTGACTCACCAGAAACATTGATTGTGGTAATATAAAAATCATCCCAATCAATAGATGCAAAGTCTGTAGTTAAACTAGAACTATCAGCTTTTAACGTATACCATCTTTGTCCAGCTACTGTCGCAACAGTTGTATTACCATAAAACGGGTCTGTTGCTCCACTTAATCCTGCGGAAAAGAAAGGTAGCTGTGGTTCTTCATTTGCTATGTCAAAGATAGCTTTGTTTATAGAATCTTTGACAAACTGTTGAAAACCTACAGCACTTGCAAAGTTTGTAGAAGTTAGAGGAACTTCGTTTAGTTCTCTAAGTATTTCATTAGTTAAGTCTAAATATGTAGTTGCCATTATTTTTTATGAACTTTTTGTATCTTGAAATCTGCTTTTAATGAAGCACCCTTATGTTTAACAAACTTTCCAGAGTGCTTCATTAATTTATAACTGCCATTCGGCTGCTTCATCCAGTGATAACCTTTTGGAGCTGCAACTTTCATTTTAGTTAGGTTTTTGAACTTCCATAGCACCGCCCATAGCCATGCCAATTCTGTCCATTTTTTTGTGAGGACCACCATGTTTCATTTCTTTTCTTTTTTTCATCATGCCCCCATACATTTTTTTCTTACGAGCCATTCCCCCGTACATCATTTTTTTCTTTTTGTCCATTCCGTACATTATTTTTCTCCCTTAGATTCTTCATATTCGAATCTCATAGTATTGTGACCTACCATCTCAGAACATTTTTCTTCTTTCTGATGAATAGTTTCGTAATACATAATTTTTTCCATGTTATTCTCCTAAAAAGGAGGAGTCCGAAGACTCCCCCAAATTATATTTAGTCTACTGTGTAGAAAGCAGCTACTAAAGCTTCTGGTCTAAGGACCTTAGCTCCGTATACGTGCAATCCACGAACTATGTCACCAAACGAAGTTGGGTCTCTCAACACTTCAGTTGAGATAATAGTTTGTGCAGTTGCAGTAGAAGAAATGTGACCGGCAAGAATCTTACCAGTAGCTGTACTAGTAGCAGCAACATTATTAGATTTGTACATGTCAAATCCTCTTAGTTTACCACTAGATACAAGACCATTTCTTATAGAGCCTTGACCTGCGTTAAAGTCTACAGACAATAACTTAGAACCAGATTGTGCAAGTTCATTGTAGAATGAAGGCGGTGCAACGAACCATCTTCCTTCTTCAGGAACGCTTTGCTCATCTAGTAACTTAGCCATAAAAGACATCACATCTAACGGGTCAGTTCCAGTACCATCAGAACCTAAAAGGTCGATAGAGTTAGAACCACCTTGATGCTGACCCATAGTTTGAGTAGCAGCAGATGCATCAGCACCTAAAACGTGGTCAGGTGAAGATGTAGAAACTCCAGAGAACATAGAAGCAATCACTGCAGCATCATAAGAATCTCTTAATGCGTAAGCTGCAGAAGAAGTTGCTACTTCTTTGAAGTTAACGTGTGACATATTAGTTTCAATATCATCTACGATGAATTTGAAAGCCTTAGCACTATCTACAACCAAAGTTATCTCTTGGTCAGTTAACTTTGTTTGAGTAGTGTCAGAACCTCTTGTGTAGTCCGATACGGAAATAACAGGTTCTTTAATAATCCTAACTGAGTCTCCGAAAGCAGAAATTTCACCAGCATAGTCGGTGTTAGTAATAGCTTCAACCACAGACGCTTTCCTAAAAAAGTTTAAAACCTTTTTGGAATATATCTTAGGTAGGAAAAAACTATTAGTTTGTCCACTTACGGAGTTTGCAAAGTTAGCATCAGTATCAGTTGAAGGTTCAAAAAATTGAGCCATAACAGTACTCCTTTGTGTTTATAGTTTTATTTAACGATTCTGCCTTGTTGCATGGCTTCGCTGATTTCAGCTTCGTGTTTATCAAACTCATCCATACTCATTGCAGCAATCTCCCTTTCAGACCATACCTTTTCGCTTTTAGGTTCTACACTTGTTGTTTTAGTAGATACCATATCAGCAGCAGATTTGGTCTTTTTAGAAGTTGTCTTTTTTGGAGCAGCTTCTATTCCTAAATCTTTTTTAAATAAATCCAATGCACGACTAGCTAAATCAGGGTTATCAGAGTTATTATAAATCCAATCTTGTATAGACTGGGGTTGCTCTTTTGCCCATGCATGAAAATCATCACTGTTTCTAATTTCATTAAAGTCAGGATGTTTTTCCATTAACCTTTCTTCTGCAGATTGTCTTAACATTTGAGCTTCACGTTCTT